TCACGGCGCTGGTGGGCACGGGCGCGGCGGCGCGCATCTTCCCGCTGCGCATTCCGCAGGATGCGGCGCGGCCGGCGCTGGCCTACCAGAAGATCAGCAGCCCAAAGACGCACAGCCACGGCGGCACGTCTAACCTGGCGCGCAGCCGGTTCCAGTTCACCGCGCAGGCGGCCACGTACACCAGCGCAAAGGCACTGGCCGCGGCGCTGCGCACGGCGCTGATCGGCTATCGCGGCACGGTGAGCGGCGTGCGCATCGACGGCATTTTGATCGACGACGATCGAGACGGCGACATCGAGATCCAATCAAATGAGGTGCTGCCATACGTGCAGATCGACGCGGTGATCTGGCATAGTGAATAGTTACCCCCATCAGGGGACGGATTACGGAGGATGACATGAGTAATGCGACATCGAGTTTTGGCACGCTGCTGAAGATCGGCAACGGCAGCACCAGCGAGACGTTTGCGACGATCGCGGAAGTGCGCGACATCAAAGGCCCCAATCTGAAGTTGAACACGAAAGAAGTGACCAACCACTCGTCAACCGACGGCTGGAAGGAATACATCGGCACGCTGCTGGAAGCGGGCGAGATCGCCTTAGATCTGAACTGGCTGCCGGCCGATGCCACGCAGTCCTTCAGCGCTGGCCTGGTCAAAGACATGGTGGGCCGTACCAAGCGTAATTTCCAAATTGTGTTCCCGGCCGCATCGCCACTAACCTGGTCGTTCACCGCGCTGGTGACGGGCTTCAGCCCGATCGGCAACGTGGACGGCGAACTGATGAGCAGCGTGACGCTGCAAATCACCGGCAAACCGACGCTGGCGTAAGGGGTGACGATGTTACTGACACGCGCTCAAATTCTGGCAGTCCATGATCTGCAATATGAAGACGTGCCCGTCCCGGAATGGGGCGGCACGGTCCGCGTGCGCGGCCTGACGGCCGCCGAGCGGCTGGAGGTCACGCGGCAAATCACCACGCCCGACGGCGAGGTGGATCGCGGCTTGACGCTGGCGCTGCAGATCCGCATCCCGTTTTTGTGCATGATCGGCGACGACGGCCAGCGCTTGTTTGTTGATGAGGCCGATGTCACCGCGCTGGGCCAGAAAAGCCCGGCCGCGCTCGATCGGGTGCTGGCCGTGGCGCAGCGCCTGAGCGGCCTGAGCGAAGCGGCGCTGGAGCAGCAAAAAAAAGCCTGAGCGGCAGCAGCGAGCGGCGCTTTGCGTTTCGACTGGCGCTGGCGCTGGGTGTGGCCGATGTCGATGCGCTGTTGGAGCACCTGCCCGCGACACTCTTCAGCGAGTGGCAGGCCTATTATCAGATCGAGCCGTGGGGCGAAGACCGGGCAGACCTGCGGGCGGGCATCATCGCCAGCACAATCGCCAATGCGCACCGCGACGTTAAACGCAAGCCGGATCAATTTACGCCGCAGGACTTTATGCCGAAGTTCGAGCCGAAGCGGCGCAAGAAGTTGCAGACGTGGCAGGAGCAGTTAAACATCGCGCGGCTGATCACGCTGGCACTGGGCGGGACCGATGGCACAGAAATTCACGGCAGAGATTGACGGGGCGGAGCAGCTGGTCAATGACCTGCTGAATGTCGGCCTGAACGTGCAGAGGTCCGTGGTGGGCGCGGTGCGCAAGGGCGGCCGCGTCATCCGCAATGCCGCCGAAGCCAACGCCAACGCCATCAGCCAGAAGCCGGGCAAGAAAGTGGCGCTGCGCGTGCGCAAGCGCAAGGGCTTTGTGGTGGGCAGCATCTATCCGGCCAAGGGCCATGCAGAACTGCGGCTGGTGGAGTACGGCACACCGGCGGGCTGGCGCTGGGCGCGCAAGGGCGGACCGTTTGTGTTCTACGCGGGCAATAAAAAGATTGTGACCCGCATCATCCAGCATCCGGGCACGGTGGCGCGGCCCTGGCTGCGGCCCGCCTTTGACGCCAAGGCCGACGAGGCCGCGCAGGTATTGGGCGCAACGCTGCGCGATGCCATCGAGACGGCGCGGATTGAAGCGGAAGGGACAGACGACTGATGGGCACCCTCTCCACGATGGTGGTCAAACTGGTGGCCGAGACCGGGCCGTTTATCACGGCGATGGAAGGCGCGGCCAAGAAGACAAGCGACGTGGCCAAAGTCATCGGCGGGGCAGCCGTGGCGGGCGTCACCGCGCTGGGTGCAGCCATGACAGCCAGCATCGCCAAAACAGTGGAGTGGGGCGATCAACTTGATTCGCTGGGCGACGTGCTGGGCACCAATGCCGACGAATCCGCGGCGCTGGCCGTGGCCATTCGCGGTGTGGGCGGCGACGTGGGCGGCATCACCGCGCAGATGGCGAAACTGGTCAACGGGCTGGAAGACGGCAACGGCAAATTGAGCACCAGCGGCAAGATGCTGACCGATCTGGGCATCGCCTTTCGCGGCACCAATGGCGAATTGCTCCCGGCCACCACGCTGCTGACCAGCATCGCCGACAAACTGGCCGCCATGCCTGACGGGCTGGATAAGACCCGCATCATGACGGAGTTGTTTGGCAAGAGCGGCAAGGATTTGTCTGACACCATGAACGCGCTGGCCAACGGCGGGCTGCAACAAGCGGCCGACAAGGCGCAGGCCTTCGGGCTGGCGATCGGCGAGGAAGGCGTCGCCAAATCGATCGCGTTTAAGAAGGGCCTGGCCGATCTCCAGATGGCGGGCGAAGGACTGATGATTACGCTGGGCAGTGAACTGCTGCCCATTCTGACGCCGCTGCTCCAAAAATTCGTGGAGTTTGCGCAGAAACACATGCCCGACATCAAGCAAGCGATCGCGGGCGTGGTCAACTTCGTCGAAACGAGTCTGATCCCGCTGTTTGAAAAGATGGCCCCCGTGCTGGCCAATCCGTTTTTTGCGGCACAAACGGCCATCGTTCAGACCGTGCTCACCATTGAGGCGTACTTCACTGACACGATCAATGGCATGATCGCGGGCATCAACAATCTGACCAATGATTTGGCGCGCACCTTTGGCGTGGTGAACAATCTGTACATCGAGCCGCTGCAACGGCGGCAGGTCAGCATGGGCACGGGCGGCGGTTTTGCCTACGGGCTGGGCGGAACGGGCGAGGTGACGCCTGCAGCGCCGGGCAACACCACCAACCTGGGCGGCATCACCATCAACCTTGCGCCCGGGCAGACGGCCCAGCAGGGCGAGG